GATAACCATTGCAACAAATTAAGTGGCGAGAATTTTATGGTGATGAACCAATTAAACCAATATCGGTTGAAAAATATTACTTGGATGATGGTCAGTCTTTAGAAACCAGGCAAATGACATATGTGCTTTGTACAAGTGAATATGTAGAAGATAAAGATGGTATGTATCCAACAATTGAAGTAAACGATATTGTGATTGATAAATATGGCGAAGGTGACACTTATTATATCTTTAGATATGAACGTGAATTCCAAGAACTTCATGTTGAATTATTAGACGATAATATGAAACGTACTGGAAAGACAACATACCTAGATGTTAATGAAGTAGTGCATAAATTAAATGGCGTAGAGTGGATATGATTAAGCATCTCAAATGAGGTGCTTTTTATTATGCCATGAAATCCAATTGGTGTATCGTATGGACTTTGCAAGTATGACTATGAATTGTGGAGGAATGAACAATGATGAGTTTAGAATTCTTCTCTCAGTATTTCAGTGAACTAATAAATACATCAATGAAAAGAGGGATAACAATGGACAAACCAAGCTTAACTATTAGACCTGATAAACCTAAGAAAGAAGCTAAAGGTATTACAGTATCAATTGATATGGACACAGACAAAATGCAATTAAAGTTACGAGCAATCGCAAAGCATGTTGGAGCATTGGCTGATGAGTTGGATGCGATTGATAATACATGGATGTTTGACTGTGGTTCGCTCGATTATTCAGACCACACTTATCCTAGTGGTACGTCAGTTACAAGGGTTTGTGATAAGTGCAAAGAATCGTACATCATTCCAAACGAAGAACTACCAACACAATTAGAAGGTAGTGACTAGCATCATGCAAGAATACAAATCAATCGAGCAAAAGCGTAAGTTCTATGACAGTGGTGATTGGAAACAAATGCGTGCTGAAGTAAAGAAGCGAGACAACAATGAATGTCAGGAATGTAAACGCAATGGCTTTGTTCGTATCGATGATGCAAACCAATTAAACAATGATGGCACACGAAAGAAGATACAACTTGTAGTCCATCACATCAAAGAACTAGAAGATCATCCAGACTTAGCACTCGACATAAACAATCTCGAAACACTTTGCGTTGATTGCCATAACCGTATTCATGGTCGAGTATTCAGTAAACCTAACAAGTGGCGAGATGATGAGAAATGGTAATACCCCCCGGGTAAAAAGTTTTGAAATTTTTTAAAACCTGGGCACCGGTGATGGGGTGTTCTGTCCAGATTTTTAAAGGTTATTATTTCCACGCGAGAGGGGGGAGGGGGTTAGGTTATGAACTTAGAAAATTTGAAGGCTCAGCTGATGAGTCGGATTGATACAAATGATTTGCTGGAAGTGAAGAAGGTTGAGCGATATATTGAGTTGCTTAAACTCGACAAGCAATGTGATGAAGCACTTGAAAAAGACGGATCCACTATCATCATAGAAAACGGTAAACAACGTTTCATTAAGAGTCATCCAGCAATGACAGATAAAACGAAAATAAATACTCAATTAATTGCTTTGGAGAAGTCGTTTAACTTTGTAGATGAAGGACTGCCCCCTGCTGCATCAACTGTGGAGGGCAAAAGCAAAGAAGAGTATTCGGAAGATGATTTAATTTGATTAACAATAAGTATGTGGACGAATACATTCATCTTTATGAATCTGGACAAATCAAACTTAATAACGAACGGATCATGTTGATTGAATATTTGCGAGAGCATGTATTAACTCGAGATGATTTGTTTTTTGATGACGATATGATTGAAAAATGTATCCGATTCGGTGAGAAGTGGTATTTCCCTTTACAACCGTTTCAGAAGTTTTTAATCGCATTCGTCTTTTTATTTTTCAAAAAGAATGGCCGTGTGTTTTATCGTAAGCATTTATGGATGCTTGGTCGTGGTGGCGGTAAGAATGGTTTGATTTCTGTTGTTACTCATTTCTTAATTGGACCACATCACGGTATTAGAGAATACAACGTTTCGATTGTTGCCAACAGTGAAGAACAAGCCAAAACTTCATTTGATGAAACCTACAATGTTATTGGTCGAAACAGCATATTAAAATCAATGTTTTATCGAACAAAAGAAAAGATCACAAGCAATAAAACTGATTCGATATTAAAGTTTCGTACTTCCAATGGAGAAACAAAAGATGGTTTGCGTGACGGTGCCGTTGTATTCGATGAGATACACCAATTTGAAAGCAATAAGGATGTTCGAGTCCATATTTCAGGGCTTGGAAAGAAGAAAAATCCACGTGAGTTTTATATTGGTACTGATGGATATGTTCGAGATGGATTTTTAGATAAACAAAAAGAAAAAGCAATAAAGGTTTTAAGTGGTGAAGCACGGCCGAATGCGTTATTCCCTTTCATCTGTAAGTTAGATGATGAAAAGGAAGTTGATGAAATTGAAAGCTGGGAAAAGGCCAATCCAATGCTTTGTCATCCTCGTAGTGAATATGCCCAAGGGCTATTCGATACGATTTTTGAAGAGTACGAGGATTTAGAAGACGATCCGACAAACCGTGAAGAGTTTATGACTAAGCGTATGAACTGCCCAGTAACCGATTTAGAACGATCTGTAGCTAAGTGGGAGGAAATACTAGCAACTAATCGAGAAATGCCTAATTTACACGGTAAAGAGGCTATAGGAGCCATTGACTTTGCTAGTATACGAGACTTCGCAGCATGTGGTTTGTTATTTCGTGAAAATGGTGATTACGTTTGGAAAACTCATTCTTATGCACGTAAAGAATTTGTAGATAAGTACTATAGTTATTCCAAGAAACAAGATGCTGAAATGGCTGGAAAGCGAAAATTTGCACCTATTCGAGAATGGGAAGAACAAGGGCTTTTATCAGTTGTGGAGGGCGAAACAATTGATCCGAATTTAGTTGTTTCCTGGTTTGTTGAAATGAGAAATTACTACGACATCAAAAAAGTTATTGGTGATAATTTCCGAATGGAAGTGCTAAAGCCTTTATTTGAAGCAGAAGGGTTTGAAGTAGAGATAATCCGAAATCCAAGGGCCATCCACAGTTTATTGGCTCCACGAATCGAGCTTGCTTTTGCCAATCGTCAAATTATATTTGGGGACAATCCTCTAATGCGTTGGTACACAAACAATGTACTAGTTGTTATCAAAAAAGATGGCAACAAAGAGTATCAGAAAAAGGAACCTATAAGAAGAAAAACAGATGGCTTCCAAGCATTTGTACACGCCATATATCGAGCCGATGAAGTGGTCGAAACGGATGTAGGTAGCTCATTGGATGCACTTAACGCATTGAATTTCTAGAGAGGGGGTGAAAGCATGGGATGGCTACAGGATGTACTTAATAAAAATAAAGAAATTGGTACGATGTTTGATGAATTTGATTTCTTTGGTATTGAAATAAGTCAACGAGCTTATTTAAAAAAGATGGCTTTAGAAACTTGTATTAACTTTATAGGCAGGACCATATCACAGTCTGATTTTCGGTTTATGAAGGATGGAAAAAGACAATTAGATGATTGGCATTATTTGCTGAATGTAAGGCCGAATACAGATCAAAGTGCATCAGACTTCTGGCAAGATTTTGTTTATAAATTGCTTCATGAAAATGAAGTGTTGGTTATTTTAACTGACAATAATGATTTATTAATTGCAGATAGCTTTGACCGAATTGAGTATGCAATTTATCCAGATATTTTTAAAAGCGTGACAGTAAAGGATTACACATTCCAACGATCATTTAATATG